TAGGAATCCATATTTGCCGCATACGAATCATAAGCCATTCCCATTGCCGACAGCATAACATCCATCACGTTACGACAGGGATCAGGTTCTCGCCCATAGACCAGTCTATAAGAATAGTCCGATATCGGTCGCCACGCCAACAGTCGAGGCTGCTGTACGCCCTTCCATGGGTTGAGAACCAAACGACGGTGTAAAAAAGAACATCCATCCTCTAATACAGCCCCACTCTCACTAACCACCGACAACAACGGTTTATCTATTTTTATGTCCTTAAAATGCATGTCGAAGAACTGCCGTGCCCATTCAATGTACCGAGAAAATCCAAAAATATGAACCAAGGATCTTGGACATCGATGGATCAGGTCATCACCATACACAATCATTATCAACTGAAAATGTAGTAAAGCCTCTGTCGCCTGCATTGCCTCCTGAGCATCAACTATACGAGATATTTCATAGCAACACCATAAGCAAAACAAAAGGAGAGATACCCAGGAGTCCGCATGTGAAGTAACAACAGAACCAGAAGGAACACCACCATAGACAATAACCCAAATACCCGCGTAAACATGCGTAATTCTCGTTATCAACCAATCGAAGATGGTCTTTAACATTCGCTTGTAAATAGGCCACGATCTTGTTTTTTTGTTATAGTATATCCCTCCATGTGCTATAAAGAACTCAAGTAGAACACGGTGTAAAGACTGGTCACAGTTAATTAAATCACCCATAGAGTAAACAGCAGATGTCGGATTATCCCAATCATAAGATAACAGTTCAGCAATGCGATCAGCTCCACCATAAGACCAAGTATGCCCAATACAGATATACCCTCTCTCTAAATTCTGACGCAATGTAAAGAGGATACGCTCATCCAAGGACTCTTCATCGGAAGGTATGACAAAGAACCTAAATTTATCCGCATACTTGCGGTAATCTTCCTCGGTATACTTATCATATTTTCCATAGGTCTCATCTTTACCTTTCATAACCCATGCCTTATTCCTCAACACAGGCTGCTGAAACGCTGACTCTCGTAGCATCCTATTCACATTCTTTACCGCTCGTTCGTGAGACTCAAATTTCTTCCCACGAGGACTTACGAAAATAGGAATGCCCGTCGACGTCTTTGTCTCTAGTTCCGGACCTGGAGCGTCACCCGAACTTGCACCTAAATATATACTAGTAACATACGTCTCATCAGGAGAAAAATCGTACTTACCAAAATATTTTTTTGTTCCTAAAATTCGATACAGCAAATCAAGAGCCTGTGGCATCAACGGCGCTAAAGTACGAGCATACTCGTTTAAATATTTAACTTTCCTCCCATAAACAGATACTTGCTTAGAAAATTTACTAGAATGAAGATCAGCTAATGCAGAACGCGTATATGGCTTATC